ACGCTAACTTTAGCAACGCGACCAGATTTAGCTTTAACTAAAGTGTCAGCAGTTACGTTAAAAAATGTTTTTGTACCTTGGGCTGTAATTAAAGCACCGCCTTGGTTGATTGGGGATGAAGTGATTGCCATGTGAAGCTCCTTTTTTACACTAAGTTGGGTTGACTGCTGGGGTGACGCTAATAAAGGCGTGTTCAATATATTTACGAGCTATATCTTGAACGCGACTTTGGTAATAACTTACTTCAAAAGTAATACTTTTCTTCATTGCAATGATACCGAAATCGGACTGCGTAACTTTCTCATCTTGAATTACTGGCATATTGAGAAGCCCAATATTGTCAGTATCCATGCTGTATTGAAGTACGTAGTCTTGGAAGTCTAAAGCATTGTAATTCCGAGTTCCATATATTGTAATCTTAACTGTATCTTTTACCAATTGATAGTGCGAGGTATTTCGCGTTATCAATGGCGCAGATTGCAAGGCAATGGTTTGCCTTGGGTCAATATCGACGGCCGCGTAAGGCGGGGCAATATTTTGATCCACCAAGTAAGATGGGTACATAGGGAAATATTGGTTTAAAGTTAGCCAAATTGGAAGGCTATTGGACACAATTACGTTCGTAGTATCAAAACCAGTCATTGAATCAATGAGCTGGGTGTCCATAATTGAATACAGGGAGTTGCCGCGATAATGGTACAAATCGGCAGCTTTGTAAAAATTAGCGCGGCTATTAAACGCAAATTTAAAACCATCAAAAGTACCAACATACATCATTGTTGGGCTTACTTCGTTAAAGTCTACTAATGGCTCTAATGAAGTAAAAATCATACTGTTAAATACAGCTTGGCGATCCTCTAATTGGTTTACGTCCGAAGCATAGTGCATTGAGCCTTGGGCGGTTACTTGCCTTGCTGGAATCGGTGTTGGATCGCTGTTATACAGCAATCGGTTATATTGTGTTGCGTTATAGATCGCGGAATCAGTCAAAAGGCTGGCATTTACCCAAAATACGTAGCCATCCAAAGGAAGTATCAATTTTACGTAAAGGGTAAAAGTAACTGTCTGATTTTCAGAAATCGTATTGACGCCTTGCGCCAAACCTGACGCAAGTTGTCCTTTTCCGTTTGCGGCTTCTATGGCGCTCATGTTTCAATCCATGTTTTCAAAGAGGCTTCAAATACGCCAGAATAAATAAAGGATGGACGACGCGCGCCCTGTACTTTTTTAAATTTTTGGCCTTTGCGAACTTTGCTAATGGTTTTTCCTTGAGCAGTTCTAAGGGTTAACCCGTCTAACGCTGCTTGAGTTGGAATCCCTTGTTCGCCAAATTTACCCGCGACTTGTTCAACTTCGCTAGAAGTAATGAAATAGTGAAATTTATTGTCTATTTCAGCTGTTGAATTAGCAAAAGGCTCGCTTGGTGGATTGCCGTTTACCATGTTAATAAGCGCGCGGCCAGCATCTTCAGCCAGTTCTTTAGCTATAAAATCTTCGTAAGTGTTGTAAAACATCGAAAAAACACCGTAGCGTTCTTCCAAATCCTTACCAACGGTATAAGATGTACCGCCTTCTGGTTCTGGAACCTCAATAACGCCGAGGTGTAACTTCATTAGCTTAATCCCCAGAGGGTTCCAAGAGTTTGCATGAAAGCCATAGCTTGACGGCCATAAGGGTTCTTAATAGCTTGTAAGCTAAGAAGATCCAAGTTTTGTAAACCTTTGCCCACCGCCAAAGTTTGGCTGGTTGATACGTCAGATGCAGAGCTAATTACGCCGGCCACAAAGCCGTTCATATTGTACTTAGCGCGCAATTCTTCAAAATAGGTTTGGCCGGGTAAGTCTTGTTGCCATTGAATTAGCAGGCTTCCAGCAAAATTGTAGACAGTCAAAACGTAGATGTCTGATAAAGTGCCAGAAAAATCAAGCGGAGTTAAGTCTAAAGATACTTGATATGCGTAAGCATAGCCGGGATCGTTATCAGCGATGGCTGTGGTAGGAATGCCCATAACTTCTCTTGACCAAGCGATAAACCCGTCAAGAGTAGGAGTTGCAGCGATAGGACTTGCCATATTATGACCCTAGCAAAGAATTTTTCTTAGTGTACACTATTTACCGTAGAATTAGCTATTTACAAGGAGAATTATATGGCCACAAAAATTACCGATACATCTGTAGACACTATTGATGTTACTGAAGTTCTAGCTACGCCAGTGGTAGAAGCGCCTGCTCCTACCCCCGCACCAGAAGTTTTTTCTGGCTCAAACGCTGTTGCTGATTTAGAAAAAACTATTGCTGCCTTAGGCAAACAAGATCAGTTTGCTAAATTAATGGCCGTTCTTAAAGCCAAAAAATAAAAAACCCCCGCCTTGGCGGGGATTTTTCTTACTTCTTAGGGCGCCCGCGTCCTTTAATTGGTTGTACACCTTCGCGTACAACTTCAATGGTTTGATTAAATTTCTCGCCATTGTCAGCCGCATTTTTCTTATCTTCAACAATTTCTACTTCCAAGCCAGACTTTTGCTTCAAGCCCATTTCTTGAGCTTTATTAGCTAGGATCTGATCGGCAGCAGCCGCTGTCGCATTGCGAGCTTGTTGAGCGCGGTCAATCATCTCCTGATCGGATTGAGTAAAACCGCTTTCAATAGCTTCAACGCTAATAGGCTTGTCAATGGCATAGCATAGGCCACCAAAGCCTTTTTTGACTTTCTTAACATCCATCATGCCGTAAATAGCGTGTTGGTTCACAATCGCGTCAATAGTCGGTTGGTTGCCATCAATCTGAATTTGGCCGCCAGCGCGAATATGATGCGAAAAAGGACGTGGATTCTCAGGAATCATGTAAGTGAAATGACATTCCTGTTTACTGCAATTGGCTATAAATAATTTCATTTAATTCTCCCAAATGGGGTGGGGAACCGATGATGCGGAACCTTTTTTAAGGGTTCCCGGCTCCCCATAGAAAACATATCGGCATCACACGATGTTTAATACTATAACAAAAAACCCCGCTTTTGGCGGGGCTTTCTGCAAAACCTGATACTTAGTAAGCAGCAGATAGGATCGTCAATGCTTCTGGACGGATACCCCAGCCTGAAGTGCTACGCATTGTGTACAGGGTAGTAATACCACCGTCAGCAATAGGAGTAGGGATTTCAGTTGGAGCTGATACGTCTGTCAACATCAAAGAAGTAGCTGTCATATTTGGAGTCAAAGACGCAAATACGTTGGTATTGATATTGTTGTTTGCTTTAGGANTCTTCAATTCTGGAGCGATCAACAAGATTGCATCAGTACCACCAGCGCCTTGACCAATCAAAGTGTCATCAGCAGCGAAAGATACATCGTCGCCGCCTGCCCAAGAAGCTACAGTTTCAACCAAGCCAGCAGCAGTTTCAACACCGGCACCGATACGTTGGAATTGTGTCAAAGACACTACGCCAGAGTAAGAGATTTGGCTAATGAAGCGTTGTGGAGCAAGGAAAACCAAGCGTAATGGTTGACCGATTTGAAGTGTACGAACCTTCAAAGCGCCAATCAAGTTCAACATATACTGAGCCAACTGACCAGAATCCCAAGTGCTGTAACCAGTGTTGCCATTGGTGTCAGAACCTAAGTTTGCAGTAGTAGCGCCAGCAGTATTGAGCAAGCCTTCGCCATTGGCTGGATTGTAGCCATAGAGAAGTGCGTTACGCAATTGTTGTGCAATACCTTGACGTGCAGCCAAACGCATAGCTTGTGGCAATGCGTAGCCCCATGCGCCAGTAGCAGCTTCATCGAAGTTGTCGTACTGAGCGCGTGTCTGAAGGCGGTAAGTCGCTGTAGACATCATAGAAGGGATAACCGATGCGCTAGGCAATTGGTTAGAAGTTGATTGGCTCGCTGCTACTTGAGTTGTCAACTGAATCTTCTTAGCGTATACATAGAGATCCGCTTCGCCGAGGCGTGGCATTGGATTCTCTGTCGCGAGGGTTGTGAAAGCACCAGAAGCCAAACTGTACTGAGTAATCAGTTCAGGCAACATTAAGTGCGGATTAACGGTTACAAATGAAGGTGCAAAGCCGGACATAGTTATTTTCCTTTATTAAATGAGGCAGAGAGCAACATAGCCAGTTGTAACCCAGTTTGCATTTCCGGTAACGCTAGAATATGAAACTGTCTTGTTATTGCTGGTACTTACTTTCAACACTTTAACTGGCAACGCGGCTTGTGTGCCGGGTTGAGTTACTGTAACCCAGTTATTTGTGTAGTCAAAGTAAACAGTAGTGCTGATTAATTGACCATCAATAGAAACTGAGGCTGGCTCGATTGCCAAAGGAATACGCGCGCCGCTACCAAAACGGTAGTAGTTAACGCTCATGCCGGGTGAATACAACGGAGCTGTTGAAGATGGAGTTGTGATACCAGCGAACGCTTGGTTAAATACACAAATACCAGTTGGAACAGCAGAACCAGTTGCTTGCAAAATTGTTGAACCCAATACGCTTGTGCCATTAGCTGGAACAAACTCTTGAATTGGAACACCACCCCATAATGGAGCAGTAGCGGATGTGCTTAATACGCCAGCGGCCAGTTGAAACTTAACTGCTGGATCGTCTTGTGCGTCACCTTGGGTAAAACCATTGCTATTAGTCGAAAATAGACCAAGTGCGTTGGTTGTTGCCATAGGATTGAGAGAGATTTGTGCGCTCATGGCTTATCCTTATCGTTGATTGTTAGAAGTATGGAATGCAGTAGCGCGCAGAGCTGGAANTTTAAAGTCATCCAACCAAGCAGACATAGCACCTTTGAATTTAGTGATTGTACGGCCTGCACGATCTTTCTCATTAACTTCGATGAGTTGGTCAGCAGCAAACACCATTGGAGATTTAGCAGCGCTCAAAGCATCAGCAAAAATCTGCTTTTCAGCCAAATTGAGCAATGCAGCGTCTTTAATAGAATTCAAATTCACTTCTTTGTATGAATCAGAATAGGCTTGTAGGCCACGCAACAAACGCTTACGGTAAGACAACAAAGCCTCACCAGCTAAAGGACGGGAAGCAGCTTTGCCGAAAGCGGCGAATACTGAGTCAGCTTTAGCTTGTGCATCAGCGTACTTAGACGCTTCTTCATCAGCTTTAGCAGCTTTTTCTTCTTCATCTTCGTCACACATAGCTTCATCTTCGTCTTTTTTTGCATCTTCGTCGAATTTGATTTCTCCGGCTGGCATTTCTACCTTGCCTTCAGAATCTTTCTTAGCTTCTTCTTCGTCCTCGTCCTTACGGGCTTTGGATTCATCTTCATCTTTGCGCTTGTCAGAAGCAGTCACTAATGGTTCAGCAGGCATATTCTTTTCCATGCTGTCCACGCGAGTTGCTAGGCTGCCAATTGCTTGCAGGATTGCATCAAGTTTTTCGCCTTGGGCATCTGCCTTTGGCTCAATCATTTCTTTTGTCATATCAGACACCTCAGGGTTAGTTAAAAGTACTCCAGCAGCATCGCCACCTTTGTCCCATACTCCTTTAGAACCACGCGCTTTCGTTACGATAGCGATATGGTCTAAAAGGAATGGTACACCTTCTATCAAGAGTGGCTCGCCATTCTCAGTAGTAAGTGTAGTGTTTCCAGCAGTATTGTCAAATACTACTGACGGGGATGTGCTAACTTCTTCGCCGGGTATCAACCCTCTTGCAATTTCTTCCATTGCAGGCGCATCATAAATCTTAGCAATACCCCAAACTTCGTCACCTTTAATGTAAGGCAACATAACACTTCCGATTGCGCGATCTTTAAATTCTTCAGTCGTTAAAACTGCGCTTTCAGGATGATCCATAATAACTGTTAAGCCATTACAGCGTTTTAAAAAATCGTCGTTCAAATATAAAGATGGATCACGCCAAACGTGTTCGCCAATACTTGAGCGATAAGCCAAGCCAGTTCCGGTAATGCGAATAGCCAATAAATCCATATTGGCATAAGGCTGCGGGCTAGTTAATACTCCCTCTTTCATCAACTCAGCTACATCAAATTCAGTCTTAATCATTGCAATTCTGAATGCAGTACTTAATCCGGGGTGCAATGGCTGAGGAGGGGATGCTGGATCACACCAATCAAAACCGGTGGATTCGTAATTTAATTTAACGTCAGTTTTTGGCATTTCTTTTGCTATATACGTGCAAAATTGCCCGTCATCATAAAGAACTTCCAATGCGCCTTCGTATTTAATGCCAGTTTCTTCAAAGCATTCGCGGCGAGCTGCTTCTTCTAAAGTTTCGCCTAATTCTTGATGGCCACCGGGTACAGCCCAAGTGCCGGGATAATCGCCGCCATTGCCTCTGCGAATCAATAATGTTTCGCCTTCAGGCGACATAAACATAATGCCGGCCGCGCGGCCAAGAGCGCCCGCGTCTTTATCAATCGGCATTGCTGCGTCAGCCATAGGGCAATCTTCAGTAACTTCGGAAGCAACGGTTTCGCTAGACTTAAAGTTTTCAACCAATTTAGCAATTTCAGCTAAATGGCCATGAATGCTTTGCAGCTCATCACGTTTGCTTACGGCGTCTAATACAAAGTGGGAACCTTCGCGGTTTCCACCGTCATCTTCGCTTTCGGTGCCGGAGTCTGGTACGCAATTTGGTACGGTTTTACCGTCTTTTTCTTTCATGCCAATTTGTTTGTAGCCTTCCCAGCAAGGGTCGGCATCTTCTTTTGGCTCTAAATTTGGAGTTGACAGTACGGTAGGTTCTTCTGGAATCTCATCTGGCTTAATCATTTCAGCCAGCATAACTTTTTCCATCCACTCGCCTTGAGCGTCATCTTCACCATGTTTAACGAATTTTTCACCAACTGATTGCGGAATACCAATGTTGCTTTTACCCGCAGCAGCGGCGTACATAGCTTTTCGTTGGTTTTCTGATTCAAATGGCATGGGTTAACCCTACGTTATTTTTTGCGATTGTAACGCTTCTTTGCCTTTTGATGTCAACATTTCTTCAGGCAATTTTCCCACATGATAAATATACTGATACCTACACCGGCAATATACCTCTTCGCCGGGCGTCGTAATATCGTCAGTATATCCGTTAATTGGTTTTATGTATCCTTTTTCGATTGCCCAGCTACCTTTTATAAGATAGACCAGCTCATCGCGCTCTTTATGATCTTCGCGGTAGTCATATCCTGATTGCTTCCAGTTGCTATGCCATTTTGCTGCAATCGCTCCAGCATCAACGGCTACGATGTCATTAATGTTGGCAATCAGTTTGTGCGTCTGGTCAATAATCACTCGGCGATCTTTGAATGGCATCATGGCCAAATCTTTACGAATCGCTTTTTTCTCGGCTACTTTGTCTACAGCTTCAGTTCCGCCGATCGGAATTGAGGTAGCCCATCCCGCGAAGCGGCGCAATGTATTGCTGATCGTTTCTTCGCGGTTAAATTGAATCAAATTGGCGCTGGCCATGATGCGGCGGTCTAATTCTGCCCGCATTTTAGGCTTGAGCTTATCAATCGTGAATTTGCTCACATCCTTGTTTACAAGCCCGCCTTTAGTAACCAAACGGGTAAAAGCAGTGTGCAAAGCGCGTTCAACTTCTTTTTGCATCTGTTTTTCTGTAATTAATGATTTTACAGCCGATTCGCGCAGCTTTTTAACCCATGTTTCAAGGCGTTTTTGGCTGTCAAAACCATAACGCATGAAATCATTGATTGCCGCAGTGAGGCATTCGTAGAATGTCACGCTTATTCCTTAGACGGTGGCTCAGTCGGTGCAGAAAGGGGAACTGGTGGTTCGTATTCAGCGATCTCGTCAATATCGAGCTGCATAGTCGATTTGAACATTTCTGGCATTTCAGCCAAATTGTCTTGCGCCCACTGAATCGCCAATGCTCTGTTTTCAGGGTTAATGACTGGCAATAGGGTGCGCAGCATCTCTGTCATGCCTTCTAGCTTAACTTTATCGGTCTTGACCTTTTCACTTGGGGTTTCTTCAATGAGATTTTCCCATGATGGCTTAAAGGCGTCCTTCCATTGATAGAAGGCTTCCTCGTAGGTCATATTGGCATAAATGTCAGGGTATTTATTTTGAACGGCTGCAAAGAACTGCTTATTCCATGCGCGGTACATTACGATATTGTCAAAGAACTCAAACAAGGTTCTCATGTCATTACGAATACCCGTTACATACTGAGCAATGGCTTTAGAGTCCTCAGTACCTTCGGCAAACGCGTTAGTGAACGCTTCATCCTTTAGCAACAAAGCTGGCGTGTCAGTAGCAGACGCAATATTAGCAATAATGTTATCCCTAGCGGTAGTCATTGCTGTATCGGTGTTATTTAGATCAATAGACTCAATATCTTCATCTACGTCAATGGTCAGTACGTTACCAGTTGTACCTTGTTGCAAGTAACTGCGTTTAATACCCGATGCAATTTGCATTGCCCGATTGACAATTGACCCAGCGGCTTTTTGTTTAATAATTAAAAGACCCGCTTTGGTCGTCACCATATCGTCGGTAATCATTGACTGAACAAATGATTTCAGCGGGTATAACGCGCGCTGAAACACTGAACGGCCAGTGTATCCGAAGCCAGATGATTGATAGGCCAAGTAGATTGGAGTGTTATTGAACACTACGCAGCTACGGCTTGGATGGTACGGCTGCCCGGCAGCAGTTACATAAGGCTTAGGCTGCTGGAAGTCGGGCGCGTTAGGGTTTTGGTTTGTGACTACAGACCCAGCCAAGTTCAGTGGATCGAGCTTGTTGATGTAGATGTTTAGGTCAGGCAAAGTCCAAGGATCAATTGGTTTGTCAGTTGGTATGCCTTCGGCGCCAAACACTACGGCGGATACACCATACACACGCTTTAAGAATGTAACGTCCCGGATTACATTGGTGGCGTCTAAAGAATTCCATTCTTCCATAAATGCTTTAATCAGCATTTCTTTTGGCTGCATATCAACAGTGATAATGCGGGGCTTGGAAAGCGCCAATACGATTGGCTTTTCAATAATTTTGGACGCTAAAGGATGGTACTCGAATATGATTTTACATAGCTCGTAGCCTGCTGGCGTACCCGGCTCAATCGCGTCAGCCTGTAGCAGTTGCATTAGTTGTGACGGTAAATTCGTGCTACTTACACTGATCTCGGCCATTATTGATCCTTAAAATCCTAGTTTATGCGCAAGTATATCAATAACCCAGCTTATTGCCTACGCCAATTGCCAAACCATACACCATACAATCTAATAAATCATCAGCTCGTTTGTTGGCGTCTTTGTCGCCAATACGGAAGTTGGTCATCTGAGTTAAAAGGTGGTTACGGGTTGTACCCTTCAAGTTCAGCGTTTTATTGTACGCGTAATCGCATATTTTGAGCTTTTCTTGGTGAAAATAGCCCGACACGCTGATTGCGCGCTCGTCTTTGCCTGCTTGACAGAGTTTGCTATCAATCTCATGCACGTTCCATCCGCGATTGCGGCCTTGTTGCAACAGGATCGAACCAGCCGCCGTATCTTCAATAAATGTACCGGTCACACCTTGCCGGGCGCCAGTCATCTTGGCCAATTCTTCTAATTTAGAAAATACGCTTGGAATCCAATTTTCTAGCATTGCGCCGTCAATATTTACTGCGTCGTAATCCAAAATCGTCAACGGAATGCCGAAATGTTCATTGTAGGCAAAATAAATCACCGCAGTCGAATCATGTTCTTTACCGCCTTTGACCGCGCAATCCATGACGGCAAACACGCTGTCGCATTTTGTCGGTATTTCGACGGGCTGCTGATTGACCAGCAATTTTTCCACTGAGAAAAACGCCACCCCAGACCAATCGACAAATTCAGCCAAATACTCTTGGCGAAACACCATTGGGTGGTTTCTGACGCGCTCACGCTCTAATTCGTCTAGCGGTACATAAGGGTTTGTACTAGTAGGTGCATGGAAAGAGTTAAAGCCCATCGACTCATCGTTACACGCCGCCCAGAAAAAGTTGTCTGGATCAACGCCGTTTGGTGTACTGAACACCCACGCAATACCTCTTGTTGTCAGCATGGTTGGTTTGACCGATTTGTACCAAATTTCTTCCTTCATCTGCGGTGACTTAGTAAATCCAGCCTCGTCGATCAGCACTAGGTCGTACTCGCGCCCGCGCCCAGCCAACTCGTTATCGTTGAGCGCCCAAAAATCTACCTTGCCGCCACCAATCAGTTTGATCGTACCATCGTTGCGATTGGCCGTTTTATAGATGGGGTCTAGGATGTCGCGTAGGTGATCCCAAGGTTCGGCAAGCTGCTTATGCTCGGGCGCGAAAATGCCGACGGACTTGCCGTTTGACGCTCCGCGCGCAGCTAACCATTCCAAAAAGCGTGTTTTACCCCAGCGTCGGCCGCAGCGGGTGACGTTTAGCCGTTCTTGCTGTAAAAACAGGGCTTCTTGCCCTGAATGTAAAACTGGAAGTTTAACCCTGCGGTCGTTTGCCATTATTTTTTCATTGCTGGATCAGGTAATGAGTTTTCAACAATAATGCGAATATCGCCGTTTGACTCACCTTCAGGCTTGGCTGCAACCCAGCCATGCTTGTGTTTAAGGATTTCAAGCGCAGCTTTTGTATCTCCGCCTAAAGCATTGCGGGTAAGCGCAGCTGATATTTGTTTTTCGCTTGCAGCTTTACCTTTGATTGCGGCCAATTCTGCTTGTGGGTCAGATTGGCATAGGATCATAAAGTCTTTAGGTAAAAACCCTGCTTCGATGGCCAACGCGTCGCCGGTCAATCCGCAAAAAGCAGCGTCGTAAATACGCTCGATCTCATCTTCCGTCGCCCTAATCTTGGTCGCTTTGTACTCAATAGAATAGAACAGAGGGTCAGGTGTGAAACGCGGCATAGAACCCCCAAAAGTTAAAGATGCTCTGATTCTACTCATAAACCCTATAAAGTGCAAACAAGCTGTTTTTTGCTATTATGTTAGTAGTTACTAACTTAGTTTTATTTTTTAAAAATTTTTCTGGCCGATTTGTAAAAGACTTTTTTGCATAGTGCTGAGTACTAAAAGCGCCCCTGCGGTGTGGGGGTAATTTAATGACCCCCTTTTTCGATTTTGATAGGCAAAAAAACCCCCATATAGAATAAGGCTCTCAAGGCCATTAAGCCCGCAAGCCCTTTAGATATAAGGCCGCTAGCTATTATAGGTCAAATTGTCATCAATTAGCCCCTAGCATATAGCTATCAGCTAGCGGGCGCGTGGCTTGAAAATTTCAGCTAGAGGGCGAGGGGATCAAAATTTACCTTAAAGCACTTAGCCCCCATTTTTGCGCCGCGTATCATTTTGCAATTGCATAGTTATGGGTCAAATTGCTACGGCATTCCCTACTNTTAAGCTATATNGTATGTATATATATATTCCATTTTTAACACTAAATATTTATACACTTATGACAATTTGACCCATAACCCCCCGCCTAAGGCCGCCCCTTATAGCCCCGCGCCCCATTCCTACAATGACCCAAAAAACGACAATTTTTTGACAATTGCACAATTTTTACGCACCACAATGACCCATAACCCCGCCCCCTTTTCTTTGACAATTTGACCCATCCGCAAATTGTCATTTTGACCCCCCGCAAATTGTCACTTTTTAGGTCATGTTTTTACAAGGCATGACCCATAAAAAATAAGGGTTTTCCTTATGCAAAAAAGCCACAATAACGCAAAAGAATTGTTTACATTGTGCTGGCTTTATGGTCAAATACTTATATGCACTTAAAACGGCATGACAATTTGACCAATAATTGAAAGGCGGCAAAAATGAGAGTTATTAAAGAATGCGCGGGTTTATATATGTTGGAATGTAACGGCAAATATTGGAGCGTTACGGATACCCAAAATTTTAGCGATCGCGGCGCATGGCGTTGGAATGTGTCAGAAATTGGCGAAAACGATTGTGGCTACAATACCGGCACTTTAAAAGAGGCTAAACAGATAGCCGCTAAATATTCAATTTAAGGGGGTTTTATGAATAAACAAAAAATTACAGTTTTGGATTTTATCGGCGCTTGCATTTTGGGCGCAATTATCGGCGCAATGATCGCATGGGGGCTATAAATGCAAAAACTCACTTTTAATCGTTTTGGCTGGATCGTTATAGCTATAGAGGAAAACAACTATTTTCGTCATATTCGATTCGATACCAAACGCGGGGCGCGGGAATTCTTGAAGGCAAACCCTGAAGCGTGGCCAGTGCAATAAATTACAAATTTAGAGGATAAAAAAATGCAATATATCAGTACAAAATATTTACCTGCAACGGATACCAAAGGCGAACGAATTAAGGCTAAGGCCAGCAGCGCGCCCCATTCCATCACTATTTTTTATGACCATTCGCTAGATGTAGAACAAGCCCATGCAAAGGCGGCTATGCAATTGGCGGCCAATTTAGATTGGCGGGGCGAATACGCGGCCGGCGGCAATGATACCGGCTATGTGTTTGCATTTATTGGCAATTCAAACTTATACACAACTGAAGAGGCATAAAAATGAAAAATGA